GGCTTCCCTACCAATTTTGAGGAATATAAAGGATTATCAGCATTACAAGCTGCAAAGATGTACGGAGGGTTGGCGATCTCTGGTAGCGAGAAACCGCAATATTCAGATGGAAGACTTACAGTTTACACGAACAAAAACAATCCAATCATAACAATATCTTTCAAAGACTTGTACCCAGTCCAAATTTCACCAATAGCGTTTGGATCTAAAATGACAGCAGAAGATGTAATTACGGGAACTGCTAGATTTGCTTTTATATACTATGACTTTCTTTGAATATTCTTATACTTAAACCGACAGTATGATTATACCGATAGACCATGAAATAGTAAAGTTGTTTTTCTACCTCGTAATTTACGCTTGCACACTTTACTTCTGCAGAAAATCGAATTATAATTGAAGCTCCTGTAAATTGGATTTTGTTATGCAACCAGCATCTCTTGAAACATTGATTGATATGTGGGACGGCGACGCCAACGTCAACATGACGGATCCCGGCGCAGAACTAATTCGTATTCCAGTTATTCATGCCAAATATGTTAGGCAGCTATCTGCACATTCTCTTTCTTCGAAGAAGTGGGGTATGGAGATCAGCAAGCTGCGAAAAATCAAATGGGAATATTATAACGGCAGGCTTGACTCGGACGACCTCAAGAAATATGGTTGGGAACCGTTCAAGTTCCTACTCAAATCAGACATATCCGTATACATTGATGCAGACGAAGACTTGTTGAAACTTCAAACCAAGAAAGCAGTGCACGACGAAGCAGTTCAGTTTTGTAATGCTGTTCTGAAAGAATTGAATAATCGCACTTGGCAGTTGAAGGAGTATATGTCCTGGGAGAAGTTCATACAAGGACAACATTGATGGCGCATGACATAACAATAACAAAACACAACGAATCGTTTGTCAGAATAAATTGCGAACCTGCTATCTTCGAGGAACTGGCTGAGTTCTTCACCTTCTACGCCGACGATTACAAATTCTCTCCCATGTACAAACGAAAAATCTGGGACGGGAAAATACGTCTGCTCAACAAAAAGACAATGCAGCTGCCTCATGGTCTTGCTTTCTACGTTTGTAAGATTGCCAGAGACAAAGGATATACTTGTTTAAACCAAACCAATCAAGAAACGAACTTCACACTAAAAGACGCTGAGTTCTTTGCCAACAGTCTCAAGCTACCAATGGAGCCGAGAGACTATCAGCTGGCAGCATTTGCTACTGCGATTCGATGCAACAGAAGGCTGATACTTTCTCCTACAGCATCAGGGAAATCACTGGTTGCTTATTTGCTTGTTCGGTTTCTTCTTCAGTTCGAGTGTAAGCAAGGAGTTCTTATAGTTCCAACTATATCTCTTGTCGAGCAGATGTATGGCGACTTCGAAGAGTATTCTAAAAACAATAAGTGGAATGTAGAAGCCAACTGTCAAAAATTTTATGCTGGATTCGACAAACGCATTGGGAAACCGCTGGTTATTTCTACATGGCAAAGTTTACAAGACTTTCCTCCAAAGTATTTCTCACCGTTTGATTTTGTTATAGGAGATGAGGCTCACACGTTCAAGGCTAAGTCGCTTTCATACATTATGAATAACATGAACAACGCAAGGTTCCGAGTTGGTATGACTGGAACGGTGAAAGATACTCAGGTCAATCTTCTTTCAATCGAAGGGCACTTTGGTCCAACGTACAAGGCAATATCAACGAAAGAACTCATGGATCGAGGTCAGATCGCGCAGTTACAAATACGCTGTATTGTTCTCAGCCATCCACAAGAAGCAAGAAAGAAAATGGATTATCAAGAGGAAGTTGACTTTATTGTGAGCAATACTGCGCGCAATGAATATGTGCGAGATCTTGCTCTTTCGATGGACAAGAACACGTTGGTGTTGTTTAACTACGTCGAGAAGCATGGTCAGATCATTCACGATCTCATTCAGGAAAGAGGCAACAGCAGGAAAGTGTTCTTTGTTCATGGCGGCGTTGATGCAGAAGACAGAGAAACAATAAGGCACTTGACTGAGCAAGAGAATGACGCTATAATTGTTGCAAGTCTTGGAACCTTTTCTACTGGCGTTAATATCAAGAATTTACACAACGTCATCTTCGCCCACATAGGCAAGTCGAAGATAAAAATCCTACAGTCAATAGGAAGAGGTCTGCGTCTTAGCGAAAACAAGACCAACGCAGTAATTTATGATTTGGTTGATGATTTAAGATACAACAACGAAATCAATTATAGCATGCGACATTACGTTGAACGAGTAAAAATTTATAACGAAGAGAAGTTCAAAATATCAAACAGCAAAGTGGAGTTGAGTTATGGGTGATCAGAAACCTTATGTATTGTATATGAAATTTAGAAATGGAGAAGAAGTTATCTCAGAGGCAACTATTCTCGAGGACGATGGCGAACAGGTCGGAGATTTCTTTCTAATCAAACCAATGGCTATTCTTGGGTTTCTTGATACTGAAGTTGATCCTCCCAAAAAAGTTTTGTACATGCAACCCTGGCTTCCAGTTGGCGTAGTAAAAAGTCATTCTACAGAGGTTTACATTGAAGACATGATCATGTATACTGAAGTCTCTCCTTCGTTCGTTCCGCATTATTTTACTGCCCTCGAAGAAATGAAAGATGATATGTCGGACTATAATAAAGATGAAGAAGAGGAAAGGAAGCCAGAGAAAATAGGTGAGAACGTATTCTCTCTCGGTATCAAGAAGAAAGAACCTAAGAAAACTGATCCGGAGGAATCCAAATGACTGCTGCTAAAAATCATTACGTCGACAATGCCGAATTTCTGGCAGCAATCAAACAATACAGAGCTGTTTGCGCAACATGTCGAGCCGAGAACAAACCTATACCAAAGATTCCAGATTACATGGCAACCTGTCTTATGTTAATCGCCAAGAACTTAGCGAACAAACCAAACTTCTATGCATATACATTTAAAGATGAAATGATTGGTGATGCTATTGAAAACTGCATCATGTACTTTCACAACTTCGACCCCGACAAGTCGAGCAATCCTTTTGCTTATTTCACTCAGATTATCTACTATGCATTTCTTCGTCGAATTCAAAAGGAAAAGAAACAGCTTTATGTTAAGTATAAATCATACGAACAGTTTGGAGTTCTCGACGATAACGAGAAGAGCGATCTAGAAGAGAACGGTATAGTTTCAACTCAGTTTGAAATGTATGAAAACATTTCAGAATTCATAGACAACTATGAAGAGAGTAATAGAAAAAACAAACTCAAGAATAGCAAAAAGAAAACCAAACTGGAATTGCTGTTCGACGAAGAAGATCCTGTTGCATTTGATATTGGTGAAGAAAATGACGTTTAAAGTTGGCGATTATGCTTGGGATAAAATAACCAACAGTGCTGTGGTAATTGAATATGTTTCTCATGGCGATAAGGTAAAATACCTTGTGAAAAATTCAGAGATCGGTGGGTTTCGTTTTGAAGAACAGCTTATGGCTTCTACTGTAGATTTACATGGAAATGCTTTGCCGACGACGAATGAGGCGTAAATGAAAATTGCAATTGTTGGGGATACCCATGTTGGAATGAGAGGAGACAGTCTCCATTTCCACAACCACTACAGAAAATTCTACGAGAACGTTCTATTTCCTAATCTCAGAGAGATGGGCGTCTCGACAATAATTCAGCTTGGCGATTTGTTCGATCGACGCAAGTACATAAACTTCAACACGTTGCATCTGTCGAAGCAATATTTCTTCAATCCGATGAAAGAACTCGGACTTGATTTTATCACTCTTCTTGGAAATCACGATATCTTCTTCAAGAACACTCTTGAAGTCAACTCGACTGAACTTGTGTTGAGAGAATTTGACAACATCCGCATCGTCTCTTCACCGAAGACGATGGAGTTCGGTGGAGTCAAGATTGACCTGATTCCTTGGATCTGTGACGACAACGAACAAGAAGTAATGGATTTTATCAACAACAGTACATCGCAAATATGCATGGGGCACTTTGAGTTGGCTGGTTTCGAGATGGATCGCGGCAACATCTGTCACGAAGGAATGGATCGAAGCGTTCTTGCGAAATACGATATCGTGTTATCTGGTCACTTTCATCACAAGTCCAGCTCCGGAAACATACACTACGTTGGAACCCCAGGAGAAATGACTTGGTCGGACTATAACGACAAGAGAGGTTATCACATATTTGATACCGAAACTCGCGAGTTGACTTTCATCGAGAATCCGTATAAAATGTTCCATAAGGTCATATATAACGATGAGCATGAAACCTTAGATACGGTCAAGAGCAAAGACTTCTCGCGATACTTCAACTCGATTCTGAAAGTGATTGTTGCTAAGAAGATCGATCCGTATCTGTTTGATGTGTTCATGGATAAGCTGTATAAAAGCCAACCCCATGAAATCTCAGTCGTAGAAGACTTCACTGATTACACTCAGATCTCTGACGAAGATGTGATTGATCAGGCTGACGATACTATGACCACGCTTTCTAAATATGTTGACGGTCTTCAAATTGATCTTGATAAAGAAAAGCTCAAAACATACATGCGCGAAGTGTATGTTGAGGCGCAATCTAGGGTATGAGGTAATATGGCTCAAATAATGTTTGAGGTTGTTAGGTGGAAGAATTTTCTGTCCACCGGCAACAGCTGGAATCAGATTTATCTAAACAAACATAAGAGTGCGTTGATTGTTGGAAAGAACGGATCAGGCAAGTCCACTGTTCTTGATGCGCTGACGTTCTCTCTGTTTGGTAAATCATTTCGAAACATTAACAAGCCTCTTCTCATCAACTCGATCAACGGCAAAGACTGCCTTGTTGAACTTGAGTTCTCTATTCAAACCAACAAGTACAAGATTCGACGCGGTATTAAACCGAACGTGTTTGAGATTTTCCTCAACGGAGATCTGATCGATCAGGATGCGGCAACTAAAGACTACCAGAGTTTCCTTGAGAACTCCATTCTAAAGTTCAACTACAAGGCATTCACTCAGATTGTTATCCTCGGTAGTTCTTCGTTCGTTCCATTCATGAAGTTGTCTGCCGCCGATCGTAGAGCAATCATCGAAGACCTATTGGACATACAGATATTCTCGTCGATGAATTCTGTGGTGAAAGATACTCTGGCTCAAATTAAACTTGAGACTGTAGAAAACAAAACTGCGCTTGAAGGAATCAGTCAGCAGCTTCAAATGCAAAAGAAGTTCATCGAAGACGCAAAGAAAAATGCTGAAGAAGAAATAGAAAAGAAGATTCAAGACCGCGACGAAAACCTTCAACACATAAAAGAACATGAAGAGAAGTGCGAGCTAGTTGAGCGTCACACAACTCAGTTGCTCAATAGCATTCACGACAAAGACGCTGTCGTTGATAAGATCAGTTCACTTGGCAAAATGTCAGTCAAGATAAACGAGACTCGCAAGAAAGTGCAGAAGGAGCTTGACTTCTACGAACAGAATGATGAGTGCCCCACTTGTACGCAAGAAATATCGCAGGCGTTCAAGCAGAAAATTACAGCTGGAAGAAAAAAGAAAGTCGATGAGATAGACAAAGGGTTGATTGAACTCAACGATCAGCTACAGAAGGTTGTCTGGAGGCACGATGACATTCAGAAAATAGTTGCGCAGGTAAACGAACATCGAGCAGAAGTCGCTAGATATGGAGCTACGATCAAACAGCTGACAAAGAACGTAGAGAAACAGGAAAAAGAAATCGAAGAGCTGAGAAACAAGAAGCCTATGGATGGCAACCTTGAGAAGATGGCGAGAGAGCTGTATGCAAAGTACCAGGATCTGGTTGCTGAACGCGAGCGTATCTCTAACGAAAAAGCATACTCAGAAGCAGCAGCTATTCTTCTAAAGGACTCAGGCATCAAAGCAAGAATCGTCAAGCAATACCTGCCTATCATCAACAAGCTGGTGAATAAGTATCTTGCCGCGTTGGACTTTTTTGTCAACTTCGAGATAGACGAAGAGTTCAAGGAAACGATCAAGTCTAGGCACCGCGATGACTTCTCGTACGACAACTTCTCTGAAGGCGAACGTATGAGGATTGATTTGAGCCTTCTCTTCACGTTCAGAGCAATCGCGCGCATGAAGAACTCGATCAATACGAACCTGTTGATCATGGATGAAATCTTCGACGGAGCAATCGATTCTTCCGGAACAGACGAGCTGATGAAACTCATAGATCAACTTAGCGAAGACTCAAACATCTTCGTGATCAGTCATAAGACTGATGCTCTTATAGATAAATTTGGTACAGTCATGAAGTTCGACAAGGTGAAGAACTTCTCACAAATGGAGATAGCATAATGGCAGTTAAAGGTCAACGAATTGTTAAGTATGTCGACGGCAACATGGTCGACTACACTATCTATGAACTTGTTGATCCGTATGATAAAATTCTTTGGACTAAGACGGAACCTTTCGACTTCACTCGACCTCCGATTCATCCAGGGCAGCTTGCCACTTCCCTTCTTCACACGATGGCGAAATATGGTGGTGTAGGTTTGTCTGCTAATCAAGTTGGCTTGCCCTATCGTGTGTTCGTCATGGGTCATGGTAACACTTTCTTTTGTTGCTTCAATCCTGAGATCATCGAGAGCATTGGCGAGTCTGACAAGTACAGTGAAGGGTGTCTGAGCTATCCCGGTCTCTTTCTTAAAGTCAAGAGAGCAACAAAAGTTAAGCTGCGTTGGACTGACGAGAACAGGCAGCAGCGAGAAGAAACGTTCGACGGGTTCACTGCTCGAGTCATTCAGCACGAGATGGATCATCTGGACGGCACGTGCTTCACCAAGAAGGTTTCGCCGGTCAAACTCCAGCAAGCCAAGGATAAGATCCGCATACAGAAGAGAAGAGCGCGTGACGCCGAAAAGCTGGAGCGAATGGCTCAAAAAGCGTAAAATTACCGTTTCTCACATCCCCTTATAAATCAATGACTTAGCCGACCCCGATGCTAAGTCATTGATTTTCCTAGAGTTGTTTTTCTTTACTTTCTGGTTCTACTCGGTCATAATACCCTCGTTGACTTGATGAACTGGAGCGAAAAATGAGCCAAGAAGCCGCAATGTTTAACGACTGGGCGTCGCGTATGGACGCTGCCTACTCGCCGTTCAACGTCTACGAAGATTTCAAAGTTGCCGAGGAGGCAAAGATGATCGAAGATCGCCGCGACGACCTGATGTCCTACATCTCGGACGCGCACAAGGATGCGTATGGTTTCCGCCCCACCTATTGGGACCTCAGCTCGAAGAGCATCGAGGAGCTGGAGGCAATTGCTGATCGCATGACCGATGCGGTGTGCGACGCTATTCAGCGCCAGCGCCTCGAAGAGGAGGAAGCCCTCCGAGTTTTCGAGAAAGAGATCGCTGGCGTCATCGATATGGGTGCCGGCGATCGCGAGACGGCGATTCGCTGGATTGTAGACGGGCTGGACATGGGCGGATACGCCACCGCAGAGTATGCCTGCTACAACCTGGGGCTGAGCTACAAGTGCGCTGGTATGTTTGACGGCATCCTGCCGAGGGAATTTGCGTGATGAAAACTGTGTCTGATCTTCTTAACAAAGGAAACGTTGCTATGAACCCTGAAATCCTTGCCATCTACGCTCGCGAAATTCGTGCTGCTGCCCGCGAGTCTTTTGGACTTTCCCCGCAAGTCGATGAAGAGCTTCTTGATGAAGAAGTCGAAGTTGTTGCACCGAAAGTGCAAACTCATGCTTCTCCAACCAAGAGCGGCTTGGGTCGGTCGCACAAGAAAACCATGACTTCGAGGTTGATTGCGATTCCGCCTCGCAGCTACAAACTGTTTCGAGGTTCAGACGTCAAACTCAAGCGCATCGTGGCTGTTGCTAGTTATGCTAAAAAGCAACATGGGGTCGTCTTGAAGTGCAGGCGGAACGGCAACGTTCTTACGGTAACTCGGGTTTCTTGAGGTAACAAAATGGTCAGGCTTGAAACTCAAAATTCTTGGCAAGAGTGGGTCATGTTGACTCAAGCCGAAGCCACAGACACCTGTATGCGCTGCGGTGGCTGGGGGGATCATGGTTTCGAAGAAGAAACGGGGCGTCTATACACATGCTATGCCTGCTGCGGCACTGGCAAATACTATCCTTATGAGAGGGCTGCGTGATGGATCATAAATATGAAGAGTATTTCGACTTCCTCGACGCACTGCGCCGCAGTGGTCAGATTAACATGTTCGGCGCACCACCTTATATGCAAGAGGTCTTTGGTCTGAAGAAGTATGAAGCCCGCGACATTGTTTCTGCTTGGATGGCGTCTTTTTCCGAAAGGCACAAGGAGACTGTATAATGGACTTTCTTGATCGATTCAATGAATTCTTCTACGATAACATCGGATCCTTTGGATTTGGGTTTCTCCTCGGGTTTGGTGTTTGTTTTATGAGGTTTGTCTGGTAGACCGCTATGTTCGTCATGAAAGTTCCACAAGAAGTTGAAGAGTTGCTCTACCAACTTCAAGCAGATTATCCTCGCGCAGCAGGAGGGATTCGTGCAATGTGGGGTCCGGAGAAAGACAGCCTGAACTTCTTTAGGGATCTTCTAACCTATCAGGCTGATACGAACAAGCAGGGGTTCACTCCAGAGGCATTTAAGATTCTCTCTAAAATAAGAGACATCTACATCGACAATTACATTAAATTCAAATGCATCAGCCTCTCCAAAAGTCAAGCTTCGTTATTCCTGAAGAACCTAATGGACGTCTGGGATAGGGCGATGTTCTAATTTTCAAGTTGAACCCTTTACTTTCAACTTCTGAACCTATATAATGACTGCATCAACTGGAGAACCATTCGATGCTTGACCTGAAACAATCTAAGTCGATCCTCGCTCGCCTGCTCTCTCAAGAGAACGTCACTGTCATTCACTCAGCGGAAGCCAAAACAGCATCGTTCGACCTCAAAGACCGGACGTTGATCTGCCCCATCTGGCAGGACATGGATGGTAGCCTGTACGACCTGATGATGGGTCACGAAACTGGTCATGCTCTTTACACCCCTATGGAAGGGTGGCATGATGCCGTGACCGAAAATGATATGAACAAGTTCAAGCCAATTCTCAACGTCGTCGAAGATGCGCGCATTGAGAAAAAACAGAAACAAAAGTATCCCGGTCTACGCCGCTCTTTCTATCAGGCATATTCCGAGCTGATGCGCCGCGACTTCTTTGGTATCAACAAAGTCCCCGGTGTAATGGATCACCTCAACGTCGTCGACCGAATCAACCTGCATTTCAAAGTTGGTTCGATGCTCAATGTCCCGTTCACCGAACAAGAGCAAGAATTCGTTTCGCGCATCGAGAACGTCGAAGAGTGGGACGATGTTGTTGCCATCAGCAAAGAGCTGTATGCTTACAGCAAAGAAAACGAAGGCGACAAGATTAACAATATGCAAGAGCTCAAAGATGTAATTGAGCAGATGCAGGATTTCTTGAATGAGGAA